CTGCATCCTCATCGGTATTGCCGTCGACCGTGGTCTCTTCGCCAGCCATGATTTCGGCCAGGGCGTCGGCATCGAAACCTGTGATGTCCAGGTTGAAGCCATCCTCCTGCAGCGACTGCAGTTCGATCTGTAGCATGGCCTCGTCCCAGCCGGCGTTTTCGGCGATGCGGTTGTCCGCGATCACCAGGGCGCGCCGCTGGGTCGGTGTCAGATGGTCGAGCACCACGACCGGCACCATGGCCAGGCCGAGCTTCTGGGCTGCTGCCAGGCGACCGTGGCCCGCGACGACGACGCCATCGCCGCCGGCCAGGATCGGATTGGTGAAACCGAACTCGGCGATCGACGCCGCGATCTGGGCGACCTGGGCATCCGAGTGGGTGCGCGAGTTGCGGGCATACGGTACCAACTTGGCCGTTGGCCATTGCTCGATCTTGTCCGCGAGCCAGGAGATGGTCATGCCTGACCTCCCAAACGCTCAAGGGCCACGGCATCGAAGGTCTGTCCCGTCGATGCCAGCGTGACCGGCACCTCGGGGAAGTTCTGCCGGAAACGTTTCACGGTCACGTCGACGTACTCCGGCGCAATCTCGGTGGCGTGAACCCGTCTGCCAGTTCTCTGTGCGGCCAGCAGGGTCGTGCCCGAACCGCAGAACGGTTCGAAGACGAGATCGCCGGCATCGGTGTAGGACTCCAGGACGAAATGGGGCAGTGCCACCGGGAATACGGCCGGGTGATCGATGTCCTGACCGATCTTGCCCTTGTGCCGCATGATGCGGATCACGGAATCAGGAATCTTGGTCTCCTGTGTGACCTGGCCGACATGGTTCCAGGCAGTCTTGCTGCCATCCTTATTGCGCATGCCGCCGGCACTGGTGCCATCGCCACGCAAATGGGTGTCGCGTCCGGCATAGATGCAGGGCACGAACTTGTTCGGGCGGCGCGCTTCTGAGTCCTTCCGGTTAAAGTGAAAGACGAATTCGAACGAAGGTGCCAGCCGGCCATTCCAGTCGCCTGGCAGTCCCGGCCCCTGGTCCCAGACATACCAGGCGAAGCGCCGCCAGCCCTGAGTACGCATCCAGTCGAGCCAGTCGTCCCAGTAGGGGATGACTTCGTTGTCGCGGTGAATTAGTCCGAGATTGACCAGAACTTGGCCATTGGCGGCCATCGGCAATTGATTGAATACGCCGCGCATCAGCGCATCCCAATCAATGATGGTGTTCGTGTAGTCACGCTGGTTGCCGTAGGGCGGCGATGTGAAACACAGCGCCGCCTGCTCGCCGGCCATCAGTGTTCGAACGACGGCAGGATCAGTGGCATCACCGCAGATGACGCGATGCGTACCAATCTGCCAGACATCGCCGGGGCGTGAAACCGGGTTGGCCGGCACCTCGGGCACTTCGTCGGCGGCATCGTCGTCGCCATCTTCCGGGGATTCATCCTGGAGCGCATGTTCGGCACCGACCAGAAGCTCTTCGATCTCCTCGTTGGAGAAGCCAGTCATGGTCAGGTCGTACCCTGACTCTGACAACTCGGCCAGTTCCAACGAGAGCAGTTCCTCGTCCCATCCCGCGTCCAGTGCCAGGCGGTTGTCGGCAATCACGTAGGCGCGCTTCTGCGCCGGCGTGAGATGGCCAAGTTCGATGACCGGTACTTCCGGCAAGTCGAGCTTGCGCGCTGCCGCCAAACGACCGTGTCCGGCAATGATGCCGTTGGCACCATCGACGAGGATTGGAGAAGTCCACCCAAATTCGACGATGCTGGACGCCAGCTTGGCGATCTGCGCCTCGGAATGGGTGCGCGGATTGCGCACATAGGGCAGCAGCGAATCGACCTTGCGGTATTCGATGTTCAGGGTTTGGGTCATGGAAAGCAAAAACCCGCCACGAAGGGCGGGTCATCAAAGGGTGGTAACTCGGTTCAGGTGGTAACCGGGGTGGTAACTGGTAACCCTGGTAACCTCATTTTGCGATCGGACGCTAGCGAAATGCCGGGCTGTCGCCCCCCGCATGGGATTTTGCACAGGAAGGACCCGTCGAATTTCTGTCCGGACAACGATGCAGGCACGTTGCCCGCACCTCTGTCCAGATCATGGCGCAAAGATACTGAAAATCCCCCTCTGATGTAACACCCGGTTTTCGCCAGGTTCCGGCAAATCGCCGCATCAGCCATCACTGTCCGGCAATATTGCTCAATATTGCTACTTCGCCTTCATGCCGGCATTGAGGTGGTCGGTCACCTTCAGTAAGGCCTTCTGCCAGTGCCGCCACGCCGTCATCCGGCAGCAGCCGACACGACGGCAGATGTCGCGCCACTCGTAGCTCTTGGCACGCATCCACACCAGATGCCGCTGCTCGACCTCCAGCCACTGCACCCATCGCATCGTCTCCATCATCCGTTCGATGGCCTCGGGGGTTGGCGGGAGTGGCCGGTACTCGTACTCCTTGTCGTCGAAGCCTTCCCATCCATCGCGCACGAAGGCAGGCCATACGTTGAAGTAGCCCTGCACCCTGACCCGGGGCAGTCGCCGTCCCGTCTCGGCGGCCTCGGCAAAGCGAGCTGCCACGTCGTCGATTGTCCAATCATTCATGGCCGCACAACTCCAGAAGGCGTTGCGGTGAGATCGGTGGCGGCGGGCTATCCTGTGCGTAGAGCCAGGGTTCCACGGCCTCTCGAAGCGCAAAACAATCGATACCAAGCGCTGCAGCAACAGATGCGTATGCACCATCAGCGGCTTGAGCTGCAGCTGCAGTCCAGACAGCGTCCATTGCGGAGTCCTTCTCCACCGTATCGAAAAACAGCAGATTCCACACACGCCTAGCCTCGTCCGCAATGTCGCACCAGTGCCAGCGACCATAGTCGATCATGTATTCATGCAATGCTTCTCCGGTGTCATAAGCAATGGCACGGCCGTCAAGTCTGTTGGACAGCATCCGGGACAATTGCATCAACAGGCTTCTTTCGCTTCTTGTAGTCATGATTGCTCCTTACCGCCCGTACAGGCGTTCTCCAAGCCGTCGCACGAATTCACGCTCGACAAAATCCAACCGTTTGTCCTCTTCGGACACCACGAGAATGTGTTGGTCGCGCCAACCCTGACGTTTGATGCTCTCCGGATCCTCTCGGGAAGAACTTCGATCGAGAGGGCAGTGGTAGCGGTATTGCGGAATCTTCATGGCGTGCTTCCTCAGATGGCCCACTTGGGGCGAAAGCCGTTGGGCAGGCAAACGATGTCACTATCCCGTTGCTTCTGGAGTTGGCGCAACAGTTCCTCCCGGCGGGCATGGAAAGATCGGGCAGCAAGGCCTGCGACATCGGCCCAGGCCTGACGGTTGATGGCCTGACGCTCGGCGCGTGTCAGTGCGATGGCATGTGCCTTGACCGCAGGGAAAGACGCTTGTTGCAGGCGCTGCAGTTGTCGTTCGCACTCGATGAAGTAGCACCGGGCCTGCCGACCGCGTGGTGTGCGTTCGACCATTGCCAGTTCCTTGGCCATGTCGAGCGTGAGGACATACTGGTCGACGGTTACATTGCGGATGCTGCCCATGTGGGGGACTTGTTCCACTATTTGGTGGAGCAAGTAGTCCGATTCGAGCTCGAACCCATACCTGCGGATTCGTCTCTTGATCCAGGTCGAGAAGTCCTGCTGCGATTCAAGAAACTCATGCAGTAGTCGTGCATCCACCATCTGTGCCATCTGCCCGTTGATTTGGGTGTGCGTTACTGGAATCAGTTGCATCCTGTTCATCTCACACCTCCTGTGTCTCGATGGCCCAGTGCAGCAATGCTAGGGCATCGGCTTCGTTGTCGTCGGCAGGCTGGTGACCGCGTGCCCGGACGGCTGCCACCATCTCGTCCTTGCTTGCGTTGCCCTTGCCGGTCGCGTGCTTCTTGATCGTCCCGACCGGTACGCCCTGGTACGGGATCTGGTGGTGCTCGCACCATGCCGTGAGCGTGGCCAGAAATCCGCCGTAGGCGTGGGCCGCATCGGTCGAGACATGACGGCGCACCTCCTCGAAATACAGGCAGTCGATGCCGTCGCAGGTTTGCTTGATCTCGGTGAGCCAGCGCTTGAAGCGCAGAAAGCGCATGCCACCGCCTTCGAAGCGTTGCGGCCGGAAGCTCTCGGATCCGCTCGTAATGTGGCCGTCGCTGCCGCGCAGCGCCCAGCCGGTGGTGGTGCCCAGGTCCAGGGCGATGATGGTCGTGGTCATGGTGTCAGTCCTTGTTTGGAGCAGGTCTGACGCAGCCGACACAGAATGTCGAAACCTTCCGTGAGGCGCGCACGCGCACACGCGTATACGGAGTTACGACAAACAGCGTCAGCTGCGTCAGACACCAGGTTTTTCATGGGGATCAGCTGTCCGCGTAAGGGGTGTAGGCAGGCGTCGGCGGATGCTTGAGGCCGATGCCCTGAAACCCGCGCACCCCTGTGCTGTTGCGCCACTTCTCCATGCCTCGGGTAATGAGCAGATCGGAGAAGCGGCGTTGCGCGCCGACGAATTCACCGGCCGCCTCGGCCCATTGTTTCCAGTCGTTGAAGAGTTCGGCGGTCAGCGACTTGGCGTTGGGCTCGCGCACGCAGCGCTCGTCGAGCCAGCGACCCAGTGCGTCTTCAGCTTCGAAATATTCCTCGGTGGCTTCCACCACGCGCTGCGGCGGATCGAGTCGTCCATGACGCTGCCAGTCCAGACACCCTTGAACCGCCCAGGCCAGGATGCCGTCACGCTCGGCCAGCAATTTCTGCTGGAGATGCTTGTCGCGACGCTCGGGCGGCACGGTGATGGTGAACGGGA